AAGCTTAGAAAGCTCCAAGCAACAAGCTCCAAGCGGCAAGCCTGAAGTTCCAAGCTCCAAGCCGGAAGCTACAAGCTCCCTGATCCTAGAACCAGGGACCAGGAAATAATTTCCTCTTTGAAAAAGTTTCGAGGACCTTTGACCAAGGGCCTCGATAAGGATGTAAGTATTCTTTGGGTGCTTCACATGGAAGGCGATTTGATGGGGTGAAAATTTTACTTTTTTACTCTTGGTTACTTTTAATTCTACTGTGAAAAAGGTGCCAGAATTATTGTAGCCCAATAGATCAGGAGTCCCAAGAGAGCTAAGGTTTTCAATTCTAATCCAAGAAATTTCCTTACAAATTTTACGCAATTTTTTATATAATTTAGCCTCTGGGCCCATGACTTTTTAGGGGTAACTTCGTCGTCCATTTAATAATCTTTTTGTAGCTTTTCAGGTAAGATTATTGATGATGGTTTTTTAGTTTTTAGAACTAATCTATGTGCTGTGTGACCTTTGAAACCTACAATGGGAGCTTGATTCTCATGCACTTCCATTCTTCTTACATCATACAATGTGCCATTAACTTCACAAAGTATTACAGCATTCTTTACAGCGTCTGATCCCGCAGTAAAGCTAGATAGGAACTGTTGAAGATCTTGAACTCTCATAGACCAGCTTTTCTCAACTGCTCTCGGTAGGCTTCGACCTTCTCTGCTAGATATTTATTATCTTTTTTTAAATCTCTCATCTCAGGAGAGTTATTACCAATACCTTTTAGCAAAGCTATTTCATTCTCCGTATCAGTTATTTTATCTTGAAGCTTTCCATTTAATGTTTTGTGTGAAGACTCGATAGTACGAATATTATTATTCTCTTCTGCAAGTCTCTCAATATCTTTCTTTAACTGTACTATCTTTGCAGATAGTTCTGTTATAATTTTCTTACAACCAGCTAATTGATTATCGGTTTTAATCCATTGAGATTCTTTTTGTTTCCATTCCCAAATTTCTTTTTGATGGAGTTCTAGTATTTCTTCAAGACCGTTTTCTTTATTATCTGTCATAATTTATATTGACAATATAGGATAGTTACCCTAAATTGTCAACATGGGAGTTCCAAAAAGATTAACAGAAATGCAAAAGAGGTTTGCCGAATTTGTAGTATTTGGTGGACCAGATGGTCCCGTATCACAATCAGAAGCAGCAGTCCTTGCTGGCTACTCACCTAAGAGATCACGACAAGAAGGATCAGAACTAATGAATCCAAGACTGTCACCACTTGTTGCACAATATTTAGGTAAACTAAAAGAAGAAAGACTTAAGAAGTTTGAAGTAAGTTATGAAGGCCATGTAGCCGAGTTAGCACGAATTAAAGAACTTGCGTTGAAGAAAGGTTCTTTCTCTTCTGCTGTAAACGCAGAAACAAATCGTGGAAAGGCAGCAGGATTATACATAGACAGAAAAATAATAAAAACAGGTAAACTAGAGGATATGTCAGAAGAAGAACTAGAAGCAAAAATGAAACAAATCTTAGACGACTACGCGCCTCTGTTAAATGCAAAGACTGTTGAAGGTGAAGCAATTGAAGCGCCTAAATCTTCCGAATCTTCTTCACAACAGACATCGGAATCATCGTCCGATCCCCAAAAGTAAAAGTCCCATCATCTTCTTTGTCATAAGAAGCAAATAGTTTAATTGCATATCTATCTTTGTTATACAACCAACCTTCATTCACAGGAAAACTTAATTTCATCTTGTCAAATTCTTTATCACTAGCCCAGCCCGAATCGCTCAAGATATCGATCCACTCCACTCGGACTTTAGGAAAAGGCAGCTCGGGAGTTGAATGAGTCACGACTTGTTTTCTTCTCTTCTTAGGCATGTTACCTTGTAGCAAAGAAATTCTTGCCCGTCTACTATAGGGATCTAAAAAGTTTAAAAAAAATAAAAAAGTTGCAAAACTTACAAGCGCGGGATTTCTGTATATATACTGGATAGTACAAAAAATAATGTACCAAAAACAAAAAGTGTCCCTAAATTTGTCCCATAAAAAGCTAGTGTTTATGCCATTTTACCTTGAAAAGTACAAAAGTACACTTTTTTTTGCTCAAAAAAAAATAATTTTTTCTTTAAAACTTTTTAGATCCCTATAGTAGGGCCAATTATGTCAGGAATAAGGCAGAATTGCCACAATTTAGTCTTATTTAGGCTTCTTAATAAGGGAGTCTCCGAATCTCCCTTTCCAGCCAAATGATCCGTGATGCGTGGTCCATGAGTCAAGATTCGCGTATATCTTGAATCCAGCGTCAGTACACAAGTTACAGAAAGCAAGATCTTCACCCTTCCATACCTGGTCCTTAAAGCTAGTATCCCAGAAATTATAAAAATATTTACCCACCGCGTCATCTTCAGTACCAATCTCAGCATTCATTTTAGCTCGAGCATCTTCAGGGAATTCACATTTCATTTCAGGATGTTTCGAAATTAGTGTCTCAAAAACCTTACGAGAAATTAACATTAAACCAGCAGGACCTTGAGAGATCTCCACCAAATCCCAAGGTAATATCTTAATCGCTTCAGGATCAGGGTAAGTGACAGCATAGTCTACAACTCCAGGTTTATTTTTGACTCTATAAGGTGTACAAACAATGTCCATTTTAGGAACAAGCATTCTAAGTACAGCTTCAGGTTGAAACTCTACATCAGCATCAACGAATAACATATAGTCCATACCACTATGTAAAAATCCAGCTGTTGATAGATTCCTCGCATGAGTAACCAAAGAAGATCTAACTGATTTAAATTTACATGTCACTCCAGCGTGTGCGAGTGCCGTATAAGTATTTAATAAAGATATACAGGTCTCAACTTTCATGTCGCCATAACAAGGCATGGCAATATAAACTTTAGGTTTAGTAGTTCCATTAGGCGCCATTAAAAAAATCCTCCGCAATATAAGGTTTACTAATCTTCTTCTCATCAAATTGAAGTTCGTTATACATATCCAATCGTTTGAGAAACTTATGTTTCCATTCTCTTAACTCAGAGTCTTGTATTTTAAATTCTTGATAATATAGATCTGGAGTACAGATCATAATAACACATTGCTGAATCTTAGATTTGTAAACGTAGTCATGAGCCATAGCATACGCGCTCACTTGTAAGTAATAATCTTCAACCCATTCAGGTTTCTTAGGGCGGTTGGCTTGTTTAAAGTCGACGATAGTTTCTAGACCGTTATGATTGCATACCAAGTCAGTACTGCCAGCATATAACCCAGGATAATGCAACGTGACTTCCGAGCCGTACCATTCTTCAACTGGCGTAAGACCCACTTCAATAATTTTTTGGGCCATGGGCTTCGCCTCTTGTCCGATCCTTGTAAGATCATCGTAGCCAGTACCGAGTATATGGTGCTCCAAGAATTTGTGCATGGCAGTTCCCCGCCTACTAGATAGATTTTTGATTCGGTCTGCTTCTTTTTCTCCAACTTTGGCCTTCCAGTCTTTTAGAAATTGTTGATTTTTGGTGGCTCCTAATATCGTAGTTACACTAGGAAGTCTAGTACCAATGATGTCATAAATTCGACGTCCTGTATCAGGATCTGTAATTTGTTTTCCTTCTATATACTTGTATTTATTGCTTTTTTTCATTATTTAGATTATCCTCTTTATACTCTTCAATTGCTCTAGCTATTTCGTCCATGTCTTTCCAAGTGATTTCATTAAATCTTTTTCTATAAGTATCATTACTGACTCTAGACTTACCATCCCACTTACGACCTTTTTCTTTTCTAGGCACGCTCTAATACCTTTCCATTGTATTGACCTTTTTCATTTCGATCTATTTTATATTTTTTATGCCACTCTCCTTTATCAAAGTTATGTTCTCTAACTTCTGAAGTCACTAAATCAACATAAACTATTTCAATTCTAAGTCCAGGAACTTTATTATTAGTTCTGCAAATTTTAGTTCCATCAGATCTTTTAGCATTTGTTTTAACATCAAAGTATCTAATATTATTTTCATTGTCTAAAGTATTAAAATCAATAGGACCCACTCCGTGTAAGGCTCTAAAAACTTTATAACCTCTATTTACAAAATATTCTTGAGCCAGTAATTCAGCTCTTACTCCTTTAATGTGTTTTTCATTTAGACTCATAATGTCTCCTTGCATAGTTATATAAATTTTGTGCACTTTCCCAGCTATCTCCTAATTTACCCCATCCAGTATTACATTCAGTACATAACCAACCTCTAAATTTTAAAGTTATATGGTCATGGTCTGCAAGTTCAGGTGGTTTTTTATTACAGCATTCACATAGTTCAGTCTTAGGCCACTCGGGCACAAGATTTCTAACTACATTTCTTTGTTTATTAGAGCAATCTTTACATCTTCCTTTAACTCTACAAATCCCACCTACATTAGTAAGTTGAGCAATATGAAA